GTAAATAATTGAAATAATAAGTGATTTATACTGTAAAAATTTTAAAAAAAATATAGTAAAATTTTAAAATAAATATAGTAAAATTTTAAAATAAAAAATAAAATATATTGTAATTTATAATGTAAAAAAATAGCATTTATTGAGTTTTTTATTGAAGACACCAAGCAATGCGTTAGGGAGGATTTTGCCTTTTTTTTTATAAAATTTACATAAAAAAATAAAAAAAAAAAAAAAAAAAATAAAAATAAAAAAAAAAAATTTTTATAAAAAAATAAAAAAAAAAAAAAAAAAAATAAAAAATAAAAATAAAAAAAATAAATTTTTATAAAAAAATAAAAAAAAAATAGGGTAAATCCTCCCAAATGATATTGTTATCTCATTCAAAAAAAACCACTCTTTTTGTCATTATTCTACAAAGAAGGAAAATGTGATGTAAATATAAAAAGTAAAAATAAAAATTTAAATTTATGATGTATAATCATCTATTTTTATAATTATTTTTTTTAATATAAATTATAACGATTTAGGGGGTATTTTTTAGGTTTATTCATTTTGTATATTTTTGTTTATAAGATTATTACAGTAATTGTAAAAGACGGATAAAATCAATTTTAAAAATAAAAAAAACCTTTAGAAATATTTAAATTAATTCGTTTAAGAAAAATATTTAATTTCTAGTTTATATTATATGATGGCTTTAAATCCTAATGTTAAAAATTACTTTTACGATGTTTTACCCTTAGATATTCAAGAACATATTTTTGATATAAACAAAAAACGAACACTTCAAAAATGCTTTAACACTATATATAATTTAAGATTTGATAATTATCGATTAAAAAATGAATTAGAAAGAAGAGATAGAAATATTTATATGAATTATAAAAATAATAATTGTAGCCCTTCAGATGTTGGAGAATGGAGAAGGACAAAAGAAGATAGATACAAAATGTTTAAATATCTAAAAGAACGAATGAAACGACTAAAAAAATATAAAAATAAAATTGATGATATAAATGAAGAATTTAAAGAATTTGAAAAAGAAGACTCTTTTTTTTCTATGATTGGAAAAAGTCGAAAAATGGAAGCCTTATTGTATGAATATATAAAAAACGATTATATAGTTTATGATTATGATGATGAATTATTAGACTACGATGAATACACTTTATTCATAAAAAATTTATAAAAAAGTTTAAGAAAATAAAAACCTTTAAAAATATATAAAATTATATATCTTTAAAAAGTTTAAGAAAATAAAAAAAAACCTTTAGAAATATTTAAATTAATTCGTTTAAGAAAAAATAAAATCTATTATATATTATATAATGGCTTCAAATCCTAAACTTAATTTATTCTACGACGTTTTACCTTCCGACCTTCAAAATCATATTTTACAAATAAGAAAAAAAAACCGATTAAATGAAATAGATAAAGCATTAAAAGACCTTTTTAAAGTTGAAAGAAATGAAAGTATATTTTTTAAAGAAGATATTGAAAAAATACGAAGAAATGCGATGAAAAGTTATTTAAAAATGCAGTCAGTTGTTGCAATAATAAACGCTGAATATGTCTATGATGAAGACAATGACCCGCCTATGTTAATTAATTATTATCAGAAATATTGGGGTAGTGATGAATTTAAAAAAGTAATGAAAAAAGAAGGTTTATGTTTTGAATGGTATGACGAAATATGGGCGATAATAAAAATAGATGATGAAGAAATAAATTCTGATTTATTATTTGAAAAAGAAGAAGACGGTGAAGTAGAAAGTAGTAGCGATGATGAAGAAGAAAAAATAATTAAAGAAGATATAACCGATAAATTAGTAGATTTATTATATATGGAGAGTTTAATGGATTGTAAAATAGAAAATGTTAAAAAGAAAATAGAAGAACTGCAGAAAAAAAATGCATTAAAACAATTAAAAATAAATTATAGAAATTTTAATAGAATAGACGAAGAAGATATAAAAACTATTAGATGGACTAAAATTAGACAAAAAGCAGAAAAAGAAAGAAAAGAAAAAGAATATGTTTATAATAAATTAAAAAGAATGTTTAAAGATAATTATTTAGAATCTAAAGAATTTAAATATATAGTTGAAAACGACGAAATAATAGAATTTATTATTTTAAAGGATAGAATGAATTTCTAAAAATAAAAAATATAGAAAAATAAAATTATAAATAATTAATATTATAATTTTATTTTATCATTTAGTTTATATATATATAATGTCTTCTAGCGATATTGAGAAATTGAGTATCTTCGACGATAGAATAGTCCAGATGGCTCCTAAATTTGCAGTAGAAAAAGGCGCTTTATCTCTTACAAACTCACCATTTAGTGCGATTGCAGCTAACGGTTCACAGCATACATATCAGATACAAGTCCCAAGTGAGAATGTGTTCGTCGACAGAGCGATTGATTGGACCTCCACTTGTTTTTTATCGGCGACCGTTACGGTTGGTGGAACATTTGTTCTTGGTGAAACCATTTTAAATTTTGGAAGAGACTGTGCTCTAGCTCCATTTCCTCTCCATTCATTAACACAAACCCTTACAGCAACTATAAACGACACAACAACAACAATGAATACAAATGATGTTTTACGCGAAGTTCTTCGTTTAACTGATTTAAAGAAAAATAGAGAGCAGAGAACTTGTCCTACGTTTTTAGATAACTATAGAGACTATGACACTGCCTACGGAAGTATTAACTCACCTTTAAATGGATATGAAAATGCAACAACCTCTGAAAATTTAGGAAATGGTGCATTTAGTGAAGTATTTTTTACAGATGCTAACGGAACTAAATTATCTGGGACTGGTTCTTATCAAATAGGCGCTGCACCTCAAGTTTATAATTATGTCAATGGTGTCCCTGTCGGTGTAAATGATGTAGCTGCTCCTTTAACTCTACTTAAAGTATATCCTTTATTTTTTGCTTTTAAATCAACTGAAAAAATTATATTATCTCCTTTTATTTTCAGTGATTTAAATGAGAATGAGACTGGGTTGTTTGGTATTCAGAATATCCAACTGGTCTTTAATATGAATAGCCCAAATCTTACTGGATTAAATGGTAGAGTATTAAGAAGCACCACTCTTGGTGGAAGAACATTATCTAATTTATCATATAATACATCGGTAAATGTTAATGGTAATCAATCGCCTTTTGGTGGTTCAGTTGTTAACGTTCAGTTTTTGACTCCAAGTCTGGATTTGGCGCTACCGCCTAAGTCAATTGTAAATTATATGGAATTTCCTAGGTATGTGAGCGCTCTCAGTTCTCTTGATACAGTATCTCAGACTATGGCAGTTAGTGCAAATTCTCAAACTATAACACTTCCTCAAATTCCAGATATGATGATTATTTATGTAAAACCTCAAACATATGGTTTAACTGATGCTGACTTTTATTATCCTATCAGAAAAATATCGATTAACTTCGACAACTATTCGGGCTTACTGTCAAGCCATACTCCAGAGGAATTATATCGGATGAGCTACTCAAATGGTCTCCATATGGATTATCAACAATGGTTCGGTGCTGGTAAATTAGGTTCAACTGGTGCAAATGTTCCATTAACTGGCGGCTTCCTTGTTTTAAGACCTTCTAAAGACATCGTCTTACAGACGGGGCAAGCTCCTTCATTAGTTGGAAATTTTACGTTTCAATGTCAAGTCGATTTTTTTAATACAAATCCCGTCGGTGCTCCCAACTTAAATAATGCTAATCTTTGGATTATAACTTGTAATTCTGGGTTTTTTGAAACTGTTAAAGGTTCGTCTAGAATTTTGAAAGGAATTTTAACTGAAAGTGATATTATCAATGCGCCTATTGCATCTACACAAGTAAGAAGCGAAATGAATAGAGTTATTGGTGGTGCTTCGTTTAAAAATATGTTAGGTAATGCTATGTCTAAAGTTAATAGTATCCTCCCTATAGTCAAAATGGTTGCTCCTCTCATAAAACCTATGCTACCACAACCAGCTCAAGCGGCTATGTCTGCTGTTGGATTTGGTGCAACTGGTGCTGCTGAAACTGGTGCTGGAATTACTGGTGCTAGATATAGTAGAAATAAAAGTTTAAGCGCTCGTTTAATGTAATCTCAAAATAAATTTTTAATTAGTGTAATCTCAAAATAAATTTTTAATTAGTGTAATCTCAAAATAAATTTTTAATTAGTGTAATCTCAAAATAAATTTTTAATTAGTGTAATCTCAAAATAAATTTTTTATTAATGTAATTTCAAAATAAAAAAAAATATTCTAAAAAAAATATATATATAATTTTTTATAACTATAATTATATATATACAATGTCTACAATTAATATTATACAAAAGGCAACACTAACTCCAACAATTGACGCTCAATTTAAACATTTAAGGTCGTATGGGACAACTGAATTAAAATCTGCTGTTTTCGTAGATTCATATGATGAAGCTCAACCAAATGCAAAAGCTGTAGGAAATGCTGGTAAATCTGGTTATATTGAATTAGGTGCTAATCAAAAATCAAATCCCGTCGGTCTTTATGGAAAAGATACTCAATATATCGCAGCTAATCCAAATAAAGGTAAATTATCTATTAAACCAAATATTGGAGCTGCTAATACTACTCAAGAAACTGTTGAATTAATGGGTATTGGTGCTGATGACTCAAACGCAATCCCTACACCTATGCCGACTGGAGCTTGGATTCGTTGCAGAAATGATGCTGCAAATCCAGTTAATGCTGCTTTTTCTCTCACTAATCTTCCAGAAGGTGGAGGTGCTACTGGTGCTACATATACTTCTGTTGTAAATAATCTAACTGATGTAAATGACGGACATTATAATATGTATTATAAAAATGTTACGGCTAGTGTTGAGACTAGCACAACAGTGATAACAATTAATCCTACTAATAATAATAAACTTGAATATACAATAAATGCACCACCAAACTTAACAACTGCAGCAAGTATTATATTAGAGGGTAATGTTATTACTAAAAACAACGCATTCGCTGGACGCGCAACAACTGTTGGTCCCGGTTTTGTAACACCCCCTATTACTATCACTGGAATGACTGTTAACGCTGTTATATCGCTTACTTGTGTTAATGCTAGTAATCCCGGTATTTTTTATACTGCATCTGGTGGTTCATTTATTATTTCATCAACTGGTGCTG